TTATTAAATAAAATTGAAGAACCTAAAAAAGAACCTAAAAAAGAACCTAAAAAAGAACCTAAAAAAGAACCTAAAAAAGAACCTAAAAAAGAACCTAAAAAAGAACCTAAAAAAGAACCTAAAAAAGAACCTAAAAAAGAAACAAAAAGAAAAATTAAAAAAGATTCTATAAAGTCTGATGATAATAAAGTAAATAAAACTAATAATATAAAGGAATCAAAAGAAATTATTAATTTAAAATTTACTATAATTAATTATTTAACAAAAATTAAAAATTATTTATTAATGAAAAAAAAAAATATAAGTGCTAAAGAATATTCTAATGTTTTAACACAATTATATCCATATAAAAAACCTATTTATAGTTTTAAAGATTTTGAAAAAAATTTTAAATGTGAAGATTATATTAAAATTAGAATTAAAGAATTAATTGAAAAAACTATAAGTGAAAATAATTATCAAATATCTACTAAAAGACTTAGTGATTCTACTGATAATCATAAAATATCTAAAAAAAATTTTAAATATGGAATAATTCAACATCTCACTGAAATTAAAAATTATTTAAATCAAAATAATGAATATTATAAAGTTAAAGCATATTCTAATGTTTTATCTCAATTATATGGTTATAAATATCCTATTTATACATATGAAAATTTTGAAAAATATATTAAAGCCGGTGATAAAATTAAAGCAAAAGTTAAAGAATTAATTGAAACTGGTACTATTAGATATGAAGAAGCAAATATTAAAAAAGACCCTATTTATTATTTTAAAGATGAACTTAAAGATGTTTATGGTATTGGCCCAACTAAAGCAAATCAATTAATTTCAAATGGTATAACATCAATGGAACAATTAAAAGAAAATCAACATTTATTAAATGATAAACAAAAATTAGGATTATTATATTATAAAGATTTTAAAGAAAGAATACCATTAGACGAATATTTATTACATAAAAAAATAATTGAAGAAAATTTAAAAAAAAATTTTAATTTTGATGATTTAATTTATGAATTTGTTGGTTCTTTTAGAAGAGGTAGTAATACAATGGGTGATATAGATATTTTAATGATGGAAAATAGCAATTTTGATTTAAAAAAATTAATTAATAAATTACATAATTCTAATTATATTATTGAAATTCTTGCTCTTGGTATTAATAAATTTATGGGAATATGTAAAATTGATAATAATCCCGCAAGAAGAATTGATATTCTTATTGCACCTAAAACTGAATATTATTATTCATTATTATATTTTACTGGTTCTGCTGAATTTAATGTTGGTTTTAGAAATTATGTTAAAAATGAATTTAATTTATCACTCAGTGAACATGGATTAAAAGGTTTAACTACAACTCCTCCAATTATTAAAAGTGAAAAAGATATTTTTAAATATTTTAAAATTCCATATTTAAAACCTGAAGAAAGAAAGATATTTATAAATCCTAGAAAATAATATTTATAATAAAATAGAATATATAAAATAATGAATTTTAATGTTGCATATATAATGAAATTATTATATTCATTATTAGTTGTAATTTTACTTGTACTTGTTTATACTTATATTACATCTCTTGAACAAAAAGGATGTGCTTGTGCAATGACTCCTGATAATAATTTCATTAAAGGTTTTACATTATTTGCACTTATCTATCTAATTTTTACCGGTTTTGTTTCTGAAGAAACCATGAAAGATTCTGTTGGTCCTACTATAGTTTTCTTATATAAATTTATTGATTTAATATTCGTATTAGTATTTATCTATTATATTTATGTTGTATTTAGATATACTCGTTATTTAGTTGATGAAAAATGTAAATGTTCAACTGATATGCGACGTGAAATTATTATGATTGGTTCTCTCATTGAATTAGTTCTTCTTGTTATATTATTTATTCTTGGTGTTGTAACTATAACTATCTTCTCTGTATTATTTACTGTAATTAAAACTGTCAGTGAAAATAGTGATAATGCCCGTGACGCTATAAGAGACCCTATGGGTTCTCTTTCTAAATTACCAAAAGCATTAGAAAAAGAATATACTAATATTAAAGATTATGTAAATAAAACTAGCAAAGAAATTAAGAAAATTGGCACTCGTCGTTCCAAAAAATTATTAGACCCATCTTTATAAATATTTAAATATTTAATGTTCTTTTATTTTTTCCTTTAACTGATTTATTTAATAATTTTAAATCCGTTGCATCTTCTATTATTGATGTTATCTCTTCATCACTTATTGATAATGTCTCTATTCTACTATCCTCATCTAAATGAGGTGTTATTCTATTATGAACATTATTAATTACATTCATTATATCTTTTTGTGATTGTTGTTGATTTTGTGGTACTTGTTGAAATTGTTTTTGACCCATATTAGGTGAATTATTCATCATTGATTGTGATCCACCCGTTAAACCTCCAAATAAATTTCCTATCATTCCAAATAATCCACCTCCTCCATTATCATTTCTATTATTTCCACTTGATGTTCTTTGTGCTTGTGATGTATCTATACCTGTATTTTTATATACAAATTGTTTTGCTGCAGCACTTTGAAATTGTTTCATTAATTCTGGATTTGCCTTAAATACTTCCTCTACACCAGGAATTGAACTTTCCTTAAACATTTTTGATGTTAAATGAAACATAAATGCACTTCCTGTAAGACTTATAAATAAACGCAATTCTGGTGCCATCTTTTTTCCTTTTGCCTTATATTTCTCATGAAGTTCTTCAAATATATCATCATAATCATTTATACTATCATGAACTTGTTCTGACCATCCCTCTAATTTAATTGCAAATGGATCATATCTTGTATTTAAATATTCTGTACCTGTTACAAATGCCATTAACATCTTTCTTTGAAATCTTACACTTGCATCAATATCTCTATCTCTTATAATTCTTTCATATTCTCGTTTCATTTCTGTTAAATCACTTTGCATATTATAACAATTCGGAATTGTATATCCTTTTGCCTCCAATCTATTTAATTGATATAATATTTCTCTTTTCTCTTTTATTATGTCTTTCTTTGATTTTACTATTCTTGATGACCCGCTTTGATTTGATGTTAAACTTTTATTATCATCATCTTCATCATCTACTTCTTCATCATCATTTTCTGCTTCACTATCATCATCTTCTTCTTGTATATTACTTCTTTCATCGTCATCATCATCTTCATCATCGTCATCATTTTCTGCTTCACTATCATCATCTAACATTTCCCTTTTTTTCTTATTTTGATTAAAATTTTGTTTAAATGATATTGATTCATTGTTTATATCATCTTCTATATTTTTTTTTGTAAATAAACTTTTATTATGTTTATTTTTATTATTACGCATATCTGAACTTCTACCACTTCTTATACTTGAACGACTCGATAATGATGATAATGATGATGATGATAATGATGCAACTTCACTACTAATTTTCTTATTATTAAATAATAAATCAGTTCCTGTTAGTTGTTTTTTATTATTATAATTTACTTCTAATAAATCATTCATCTTTATCTTTAATTAAAAATTATATGTTTATATCTATTATATAAACGAATCAAAATAATTAAAATAACCAACCATCAAAAAATGATTTTTTTGTATTCGTTGGATCTACTTTTATTCCTAATCCTGCTACTTGATTAGGACTTAAATTTAACTGCGGATTTGTTTGTGGTATTCCTTGTGATATTCCTTGTGATATTCCTTGTGATATTCCTTGTGATATTCCTTGTGATATTCCTTGTGATATTCCTTGTGATAATCCTTGTGTTGTTTGTTTTGATTGTTCTAATAATTGGGTTGATTGCGGTATTGATTGTAATGATTGTAATGATTGTGATGATGCAGGTATTGTTTGCGGTAATGATTGTTGTAATGTTTGGGGTATTGTCTGTGCTGTTTGTTTTGATTGTTGTAATAATTGTGTTGATTGTGGTAATGATTGTAATGACTGTAATGATTGTGATGACTGGGGCATTGTTTGTAATGTTTGTGTTAATGAAGTTTGTGATTTCTGTGGTGTTTGTGCTGTTTGTGTTAATGAAGTTTGTGATTTCTGTGGTGTTTGAGGTATTTGTGGTGTTTGAGGTATTTGTGGTGTTTGAGGTATTTGTGAAAATGATAATTGAGGTAATGATTGTCCTGAAAATGATGGTGTAGAAAATTGAGGTAATGACTGTCCTGAAAATGATGGTGTAGAAAATTGAGGTAATGATTGTCCTGAAAATGATGGTGTAGAAAATTGAGGTAATGATTGTCCTGAAAATGATGGTGTAGAAAATTGAGGTAATGACTGTCCTGAAAATGATGGTGTAGAAAATTGAGGTAATGACTGTCCTGAAAGTGATGGTACTGAACTAATATTTAAATTTAATTCAGGTTTAAAATTAGGCATAAATCCTGAATTTAAAGTTTTCATTATTCCTGATGTAAAATCAAATGATAATGGTGATATTTGTGTAAGTTGTTTTTTTTGTGCTTCTTTTTCATATTCAATTCTTTTTCTTTCTAATGCTTTAATATAATTATCTTCTAATTCTTTTAATCTTTTTTCTAATGCCAATGTTTGTTGTGCTTCTGGTGTCATTATTTTTTCAGCAGGTGCTTGACATTGTGATGCACTATAATCTAATCCAGATAAATAATAATAAGTATTTTTAGTAAATTTATTAATTTCATCAACAGGAATAAAAGTTCTATAAAAAATAAAATTATATAATTCCATATCAATTGAACCTCCTTTATTAATTATTACAGGTGTTGAACCTAATTTTACTTTAAAAGTTTCTGTATTTTTATATGTATATTTTAATCTATTTAAATAAAATGATACCTCTGTTGTAGTATAAACTAAACATATTACTGTAAAATCATTTGTAATTATAGTATTTCTATCTATATTATTTATTAATCCTTTATAAACTACGTTTCCTACTGAAAAAGTTATATCAAAATTATTTTTTATATTTTTAATTAAATTTATATTTATTATTGATGGTGAATATTCTAATGTTTCAGGATTTAATGATTCAGTATTTCCTGTCATTTCAAATATTATATTATTTTTCTTTAAAACATCTTTTATATTTGCACTTATTATTACAGTAAATTCTGTTACCTCATTCGTATCCTTATTTGTCGCAAAATAAAAACTTCTTGGCCCATTTAATTGTATTCCTCTTAAATTTGCACCTACTGAACCATTATTATTTATCTGATTTGGTATTAATTTTAAATCACCAATAAATGTAAAATAATGATTTGTATTTTCTGTTATTTCTTTTAGTTTTGTTATATCTAAATCTGTCTCATACCAACGTTTCTCTATATTTGATATTAAATTTACATTTTTAAATGTATTTATTGACATATATTTATTTGATGCATATGGAATAAATTTAGCATCCATTAAATCTCCTGGTATATTTGCTTGTGGTGTTGTTGAAGTTCCTGATGTAGTTGCTTGTGGTATTCCAGAAGTTCCTGATGTAGTTGCTTGTGGTGTTGTTGAAGTTCCTGATGTAGTTGCTTGTGGTGTTGTTGAAGTTCCTGTTGTTGAACTTGGTTTTAAAAGTTGTGATGATGATAGACCACTAGCGTTTGAAATTGTAGTATCAAATGTTTCAACTTTCTTTTTTTGAATTGTTATATAATTAATAATTATTAATGTTATTAAAAATCCAAATAAAAATGCTAAAAGTTTTATATACATTTATTATCCTTAATTATTCCTTAAAATTATATAAGAATTAATTTAATATTTAAAACCATATAAAAATAAATGTCTTCAAATGATGATAAAAATAGTGTTTGTTCAGAAGAAGAATTAGAAGTCAAAGATAAAGAATCTGATCCTCCTAAAAAAAAAGTTCTTAAAAAAGTTGTCAAATTTGTAATTCGTAATGAAAATGATGATAATGAAGACGATGATGATAATGAAGACGATGATGAAGAAGATGAGGATGAAAATGATGAAGAAGATACTGAAGAAGAAGATGATGATGAAGAAGAAGAAGAAGAAGAAGAAGAAGAAGAAGAAGAAGATGATGATGAAGAATTTGACCCAACTATTATTCAATATGAATTACTTAAAAATTTTTTTGTAGATGAAGAAGGTAATAATGTTGCTACTCATTTGGGTTCTATTGCACATGAATTACGACGTCTAAATAAAATTCTTTCAAAAAAATGAAAAATTTATGCAAGATTTAATTGATGTTTTATAGCACTATAATGATACATTTTATCTTCAGCATCTGCTATAGGTAATATATTTTCCTTATAAGCATAAAAACTTGGATTTCCTCTTACTCGATCTCTTAAGGTTTTTAATGGACATAAATCTTTTGTTTCAAATACATAATTATTATTATCAAGTATTAAAATAAATGGTGATATTATTTTTCTAGTTCCTTCAGGATTATAATAAGAATTTGGATAAAAAAATTTAATATCTATAATACCATGTTCTTTAATCATATATACATTTTTTGTATTTTCAAATGCTATTTCTTGACAAGGAAAAGGTAATGCAGTACCAGAATAAGAGGTTCGAAAATCAGGAGGATTAGGTGCAACAATTAATTTATTTGTATAACTTAAACTATTTTTTAAATTTCCCCTAATTATCATATAATTATTTTCTTGAAATACTTGACAATTAATAAGTTCATTTGCAATTGATATTATTTCGGTTGTTTCCATTATTTTTATCTCTATTATAATGATAATAATTTAAAATGTTTTAGTTGTTCCTAAACCTTTAAAATTTGATTCTTTAGTATAACAACTTACATTATCACAATAAACATTAAATCTATTCTCTAATTCTGGATTTTTTTCATTTATTAATTCTCCTTTATTACATGGAATACATGGTAATAATTGTTGTAATGCATCTAATCTATTTTGTTCCATTATTTTTTCTGAATTTTGTTGTAAAAATAATCGTTGTTCATAACTTGATGTTGTTAAATTATTTTTGGATAACATATCATTTAATTGTGCATTTCTTACACATCTTGGTTGATAATTAGTAAATACACGACCGTCTGACATTTTAAGAGGACAATTCTTATTATCATATGTAGCACTACAGCAACTCATATTTATTCTAATTATAAATATCATAAAAAAAATTAAATTTCATGTTCATAACATAAATTATGAATTATTAAAGGTTCTGTTCTTCCCACTCTTTGAGCACGTCCTATTGCTTGTTGTTTATCTATTCCCATTGAATGATATATTATTACATCTGTTGCATAATTAATATCTATACCACTTCCTGCATATTGAGTATTTAAAAGAATCACTTTTATTTCTCCTGATATAAATTTATTTAATATATTCATCATATGTTGTGTATTCCCTTTTAAAAAATCAAAATTTATATTATTTTCTATCATTATCTTTTTTATATTATCAAAACCATTATCATTTTTTGTAAATACTAAAAATTTTCCATTTATTTTATTCTTTATTATTGAAATAAATCTATCCTCTTTTAATAATATTTCATTATCATAATTATCATTATTTTCTTTATTTTCTTCATTTTTATTTACTATTGCTATCAATTTATTATAACTTGGAATTGGATTTCTACAATAAGGACAATTACTATTCTTATTTATCCAATTCATTATACAACCTCCACAAAATAAATGTGTACATTCTAACATTATTGGATTTTTTACCGTATCCATACAAATAATACAATTATTTGTCGATAATGATTTAATTCTTTCCGCTAAATCATTTATCTTAGTTATTTGATTTTCAATCTCTATATTTAATTTCTTCAATTTATTTTGTTTATCTTCTTGTGTAATATCTAAATCATTTATATATTCACGTTCCCTTTCCTTATTTTTTAACTCCTTTTTCATCTCTTTTGAAATTAATTCTATTATATTATCTTCTGTTTCATTTTTACCTCCTAATTCTTTAATTGCGCCTGCAAAATCATTTGCATTTATTTTATCCATCACTGAATTACTCAAAAATTTTCTCGCAATTTGATAATTAGATGGTAATTTACATAAATAAAATTTCTCTATTGGTTCCGGTATATTAAAACTATTTTTAATAAATTCATCACTATTTTTAACAAGAATCAAATTTATTAAATTTTCATTTAATAATTCCCTCATTCCTGCTGTATAATAACTATTATTATATCCTTTTAATAAATCTATATAAGTTCCTGAAATTAACCATAAAAAATAATAATTTAAATGTTGCGGTAATTTTGATAAATAATCATGTGCTTCATCTATCATTATTCTCTTCCAATTTTTTATTAAACTATAATTATTAAAATAATCACATAAAGTCTTAAAAGTTGTGTTTTTAATTAATACCATATCATATTTTTCAAAATATTCTATTATTTCTTCTGTATTGTCTCCTGTAAATTTTGGTATATTATTTTTTATGAAATTTAAATTTGTTATCGATAATAATTTTAAATTTGTATTGTTTTTTATTGTATTTTCCCATTGTACATATACTGGACCACGTGGTACTATTACTAATGTTGAACCTATTATATTTGGTCTCTTTTGTATTAATTTATTTTTATATGTAATATTTAAATAATTATATGAACGATAATTATTATTATATGTCTTTATTTGATTCGGATTAATATGAATATTATTTAAATCATTTCCCGCTATTAATGATAATGCTAATAATGTTTTACCATATCCCACTTTATCACCTAATATTCCTATATTTGTTCCTACTTTTGCATCCATTATAGTTTCATCATTATTTGAATTTGTATAATTATTATTTCCATGTGAAAAATAACAATTATTTATTTTATAATTTAATTCTCCCTTATTTTCCATCTCTATAGCTTTATATAACGACGTCAATTGGTGTGGTTTTAAATGTAATTTAATTTTTTCTGGTTGTTTTGCATAATAATTATTCTCATTCAATTCTAACTCATAATTACTTACTTGAGATGAGATGATTATGTCCATATTTCTATTAATAATATTTCCTATTTTTTATATATATATATCAATAAAATTATATAAGAAAATAAACTTACTTCTTTATATATATAATGGAGGTTGAAAGAGAAGTTGAAAATAGCGATGTACAAGTGGTTCAAACACAAAAAGCAGTTTTACCCAAAAAAAAAGTTGTTATTGGTCTTCCTGGTGATTATTTCTCTTCTAAATTTTTAGTGTCTTGGACTAGTGCTCTAAATGTTCTTTGGGAAACTCAAAAATATGATCTTATCATTAGTCCAGGTGTTAGTTCATATGTAACTTTTGCTCGTATGCAAACTTTAGGTCTTGATGTTTTACGTGGTATTCAACAAAAACCTTTCAATAATCTTGATTTTGATGTATGGGTTACTATTGATAGTGATGTCATTTTCTCCCCTCAACAATTAATGGATCTTATTGATTCTACTGATATTCATCCAGTTGTTAGTGGTATGTATCGTATGTCTGATTTAACTCATTTCCCTATTGTTAAAGATTGGAATACTGAATATTTCCTTAAAAATGGCACTTTTGAATTCTTAACACCTGATTTTATTGAAAAATGGAAACAAGAAACTGGACTTAAATTTTTACCTGTTAATTATACTGGTATGGGTTTCTTCGCTATGCGTCGTGATGTTCTTAAAAAAATGACTTATCCTTATTTTAATGCCGATTTACAAGAAATTATTTCTGAAGAAGGTGTTATTTTACGTGATATCTGTTCTGAAGATGTAGCTTTTTGTAAAAATATTTATAAAACTGGTACTCCAATTGTTGTTAATACTGATATTAGAGTTGGACATCATAAATTAATATCCATATAAAAAAAAGAAAGATGGATTTTAATTTAAATTTTGATTTATATAATTATTTATTATTTCTTATTTTAATTATTTTTGTTGGTTATTATTCCATCAAATATTTATTTTTTATTATTATTGGATTTTTATTAGGTGTTTATATTACTTATTATTACCTTAAATAATTATTACTTATATTAACAATGACCACATATATATATTATCATTTCATTTGTTTTATATAAATCCTCATATTTATCATAACCATGATAATGAAGATTTAATAATTCTGCCTTCTCTTTTAATATTTGTAAATTATTCATATTTAAAAATTTTATCAAATCATTTTTAATTGTTAATACTAATTCTTCAAATGATTTATAATTATCTAAATCAACTATCATATTATATCCCCAAAATAATTCATCCGATATTTGAAGTATTTTTTGCATATCTCACGTTATTATTTATTATTAGAATCTCTTATATCTATTTTTATAACCTCCATATCTAAAAATTGATGACTTATTATTATTATTTATTTTTGATAAACTCATTAATGTTGAATTTTTATCTGTTTTTATTATCGGTATTATTTGTCTTGTAGATAATTCATTTGTTGTTTTTGGTAATTGTTGTATTTTTGATTTATCTGATGAGAATAATGATGATTCATTATTTATTCGTCTTGATGTTAATTCACTTTTAGTTTTCGGCGGTTGTTGTATTCTTGATGTATCTGATGAGAATATTGATGAAAATAATGATGATTGTTCATTTGATGATGTTTTTGATGATGTATTTGATGATGTTATAGGTGCTGTTTTTGTAACTGTAGTATTTTTAGTAACTGTTGTTTTTGGTGGTTGTTGTATTCTTGATGTATCTGATGAAAATATTGATGAAAATAATGATGGTTGTTCATTTGATGA